GCTGGCGGGAAGATAAAGAAGGCAGTTACCTGCCACCAAAAGATGCCGTAAAGCCTCAAAAGTAGCCACACGGACGGCAGAATTCTCAATCTCGGTCATCACCGCCCGTTCCATCACGGACAAGGCTTTCTCCATCTCCGCTTTTAAGGTCTTGTCTCCTTGAAGCTTTTTAAACCTAAACTCATCAATGGAGAATTTAAAGAAAGGCTGGTTAGGCGGGAGCAAGGCCAACAGAAGCTTGCTTGCCAGATTGTTGACTCCCCTAGCCCCTATTCCTTGAAACGGGGTGCTGTATTCCGTTGCAAAACTATGACCAGCGGGAGGAACCAAGGTTGGAATCGTAAGCTCGGAGCAGTCCCTTGCCCGTTGAAGATAAGTGTGGCGGGACATCTCCAATTCAGAATATAGGGATTTTCCTGTTTTCATAAATTATATCTAATTTCAGCTAAAATTATTTTGGTCTAATGTGTTTAAAAATGTAAGTAAACACGATTCTAAAGCATATGGGTTAGGAGTAGAACCAATAGCAACAAGGTTCATTCTAAAATTTCCGTTTTCAAATCCGGTTGTGGGTGTAGGAACACTAAAAAATTTAAAAGTTCCAGAGCCATTTACGGAACTTCCTAGATTATGAAGTGAATTATTGGAATTTGAAGCGTTTTTCATTTGCCTTCTTACAAGATAATTAGTGCCAGAAAAAAATCTCCTTGCTCCCATTAGTCCCGTAGATACAGGGTGTCTTGGGTTTGTTCCAAAAATTAAACTACCTCCTCTTATTCTGGATAAATGAGCAGTTTCTAAATTAGCTGAATCATAAAGCTGGCCTAACCAAATATCAGAAGTTGCGATAGAGTTATTATTTTGAGTTGATACATACAAAACATTCGCTTGAGGATTGCTGTGTGTTTCAGTTATATTACAATAAGCACACATATTAGTGCTTGATTGCCAATAACCAGCCGAACCGGTAGAATTGTCTGGAATATTTTCACCCATTGTTAATCGGTTTGTCCCGTTAGCTTTTAAACCTGTTTTTCTATTGTAATCAGATAAAACAAATCCAGAATTAACCATCGGGAAAAAACCTGAACACCACAGAGGAATTAACATACCATTTAATGTTCTAGCTCCACAAAATAAATGAATATAAATATCCGGGCTAGAATTATCAACTGAAGATTGAGACACTGCATTAGTTCTTAATAAATCAATTATTAATCTGTTTACTGCCTGTTTATACCAAGGTTCAAGGCTTTGTCCGTCAGCCGTTTCAACTGCTGTGATATACTCTTGAGCATAAGAGTTCATGGAATACTCTTGTGGAGTAAGAATATTACTTTTGTTAACTGAATTTAAATTTGAAAGGTTCATTTATTCCTATTTATAGGAAAAATAGAACTATATACAAGACCAAAAAATATTATATCCCTGCCCCTTTGTAACAAATAACTTTACCAGATTGCAAAGTAACAGCAGAGAAAGCACCAAAAATTGTTAAACCTTTTGGAAAAACTACACCACTGGTTACTGATCCAGCCGACCCAGCAGCCCAATTATTCGCTGTAAGGGTTGTAAAAATAGTGTCTTCAAGCATTGTTATAGCACAATAATTTTTTGATGTTGCTGAATTGCTGTTAGTAATAAATTCAGCACCAAATTTACCTAAAGCTTCTCTATCAATCATTTTTAAATATCTCCGTTTTCAGTTTCAGGGAATGGTAAAGTTTCCAATTCTGGAGCGACAATATACCATTCACCATCATAAAATATCTTTTCAGGATGGGATGTTAACATCGTAATTATTGTCGTCATCGCTTATAATTAAAGCTTGACGGCCTCTTTTTAAGGAAGATGAACGGCGTTTCTTTTCAAAAGAAGGCTCTGGTTTTACCGATTCTGCTAGTCGAACCGGAGGGGGAGGCGGTGGGGGAGGCGGGGGCGGTGGGGGGGGGGGTGTTGGCCTATAAGAACTTCCTCCTCCTCCTCCCATGCACATAAAATTATCTCCCGCTTCCTTGTTGCTCGTCAAACTTAGCCTGTAAAAACCTTACAAGCTGACGCTGACCGCTATAAATCCAAATGTCCCGATCAGATTCACTAGAATCTGCACATCGCTCTGGAACCATTTGGTGCAACACATCTAATAGAGCTTTAGAGACTTTGGGAAACTCGTCAACATTTTTTTCATTTTTTGTAATAATTTTAACACCAGCCATAATCCTCCTTGGGTAAGTCATCCAACTCTTTAGGTAGCAAGCCTTTATCAATCCTATGCTTTGTCTCTATCATAGCTCCAATATTCCATAAACAAGCTACATCGTGTCTTTCATCCTTCATACCCGCTAAATGCTTTGTAAGATGACGCAACGCAGAATCAGCATATCGGCTCAAAGGCTGTCCTTTTTCCCAATTTCTTGAAGCATATTTTTTGGCTCCCTCCTCCAACTGCCTAGCCCACATGAACAAAGCGTAAGGAGGCAGAAGATCAAACCTGCCCTTGTTCTCGTTGGTGTCCCGCACCGAACCTGTTTCAAACTCTTGACGCTGACCTGAATCCTTAACCACCACATCATCCGTCATTGTTCCGTCTCCTCCAAAGTCGGGATGTTACATTCCCGTGCAACAAGGGCTTCCAACAACGCCCCGGCACTTTTTTCAAAGCCCGGAAGAAAAGTGATGCAATCGGAAGAAAGCAGGTTCTTGATGTCCTCCCTCAAATACATCCAGCGGGGCAAGTCTTTCTGTCCGTCAAAGTTCTCCGCTGGATTAAGAACAATATAACCTTTCTGCCTTAAATCCGTTGCACGGGCATGGAAGGCTGGGTAGTTCCACTCCGGTAATCCGGTCATCGCACCGCTGATATAAACCTTCAAGGATGCCATAATTTCACTTCCTCCTTCTCATATTCACCCTTTCTCAAGATTCGGGATACTCTGGCTTGTAACAATGCTTCGCTTTTGTCAAAACCGCCCTTCTCATAGGCAGTAACCACCTTTTCCCAAAGGTTTTTGGAGTTTTTATCCCCCAACACCTTTTCTGCTGATTTTGGCCCACAGCCCTGCAACCCGCTGTATCCGTCCGTCTGGTCTCCTGTAAGGGTCTGGAACATATGCCACCAATCAGCTTCCTCCTTGGATACCTCCAAAACCCCTTCCTCCGGTTTGTGGGGGTTATAATGCTTGCACGGGATTTGCCGAAAATCCTTGTCTTCTCCCACAATGATGAAGGAGTGTTTGGTGTCCTCGGTAGCCCATATTCCAAGAACATCATCTGCCTCAAGGGTGGGAAGCTTCACCGCCTTGTAAGCCTCGGTAAGCCAGCCACGCAGTGCGGGATACAAAAGGGGCTTTCTTTGCTTCTTTCGGTTCTCCTTGTAGGAAGGCAACAAGCGTTTACGCCAGTTGGTTTCGTCTGAAAGGGCTACCCTAATTTCCTTGGCCTTTAGCTCATCCATCAAGTCGGCCAAAAACGCCTTTGTGCTTTGGATGGCGGTATCCACATGGCCGTGTAAAGTCCACAAATCGTTGCCCCAATCGCAGGGGTATTCATTTGTAATGGTATGCCAGAAGGCCAGCCAATCGCCGTCAATTAGGAGTGTTTGTGTTTTTTTCATGGTTAATATAATACCTTTTTTAGACTTTTAATTTGCACAGCATATTGGGCTTTAGTATGAGCATCCTTTGAGGAGTCGTGTTTAAGAAACAATCTAGCTTGCTCCTTTTTCTCACGCAGAAATGGGTATAGGTGTTTGATAACATTAACGGCTTCCTTGCCGAATATCCGAAAATAGAAACAATCTCTCCAATAAGATTTTCCAGATCGTTTTTCCTTGTAATAACGGCCTCCAAAATATCTATAAAAAGATTTAACGATTTTTGGATAACAAGACTTAATCTGGACAACTCTCTGTCCACCCTTCCCAATAAAGATGCAACCCTCGCCGTCAAAATAACCGGCAAGGTAGGATAATTGGACTTCATTTAGTTTGGTCACTCAATGG